CTGTTATAACCCTTGGAAAATCAGGCATAATCCCTTCACTGGTTGACGGAAAGGTTAATTTTTGCACAAATCAAAAGCCTGGTGGACCATGGGTCTATATCCGGTATTCAAGTCATAATTGCACCATGCTTAGAACTTTCCTTCATCAGTTGATTTCAAAAAGGCTTTCTCCTGAAGATCGATTTATCCCTTCTGAGTGCCAGGAATGCTACAAAGTTGTTATCCGGCCTGAAAGCTATGAAGAATTATTAAGCCTGTATCCCATCATGAAAGAGATTGATTTTGCGTCAAAGCTTGGGATTGAAAAGCGTGAGTCTGTTGATGCACTGTATGGGGCTTATTTTTATTGTAATAGCCTAATGGAAGGTCTTAAACGTCTTGATGTTGTTAATTTTGCTTTAACCGGCACGAACATGAAAGCTTTCTTGAAAAGAGGCTGTACCGAGTATGAAGCTGAATTCGGACCGTCCGACACCTGGGAGATCAAACCAGGACAGATGGAAATTGAGAAAGAAGTATTTTCCCGGGTAAAGATAGATAACTTCAAGCGGCCACAAACTGAGACAGATATCAAAGAGATTATGGCCGGCTGGAAAAAATTTGCAGATGCACTGGGGCCGGTTTACAGAGGCACCCATAATTATAAAACGTATGGAGAAGACAAAAAATGTCAAAAGCAAACCGCTTAAAAGAGAAGAAGAAAGCCTTGAACGATAAGGATAAACAAGGTGAGTTAATGTTCAAGCTTGAGATCACTGTTGATACCAAACACAATATCACGGTGAATGGTCCTATCAATGATCCTCTTTTGGTCATGCAGATCCTGGGTGGTGCCATGAATGTTATTGTTGATCACAACTTTTCCACGGCAAAGCTGAACGCTGATATTGAAGCCAAACGGAAGGAAAAGGAAAAGAGCAGGATCATTGTTCCAGGGCAGGAACCATTAAAGGTAATCAGGCCAAGTTAATGAACAGATTGATCACACTCATAAAATACCTGATTGCCAAGAAGTATTGCGGGAAAATTATCATTTCCTTTAATTTCGGGAAGATCAACCCAATTATCAGGAAAGAGGAGACAGTTAAGATTTAATCTGTAAGCGTGGCCGGTCTTATGATCGGCGGGTGAATTCGGCAGGGTAAGCCGGATAATAAAACATAGGTATCGGAAAAACCGAGCCCATTGAGAGGATCAGCCTCTTAATGGGTTTTTTTATTAACCATAGATAGCCGGTGTAAGCCGAGAGGAAGTAAAAATGTTTGATCAAGATGGAAATCCAATCGTAGAAGGAACAACGGTTGAGGAAGAAGAAGGAAAAGAATTAAGCCCGGAAGAATCCGGAGAGGAAGAATTGAAGGAAGGTGACGAAGGGTACGTTGCGCCTGAACCAGAAAAAGAGCCCACCATAAAAGAACTTATGGAGCTTGTTAAAAACCAGGGAACGCAAATTGATAAGGCCAACAAAAGAACCCAATACCTTCAAAGAAAGTTAACCAGGGGTCATGCTCCTGAGAAGTTAGAACCGCCCAAGGCAAAACCGGACGAATCAGAGTTTGAAACAAACGCAGAATATGTGGAAGCCTTGACCGATTGGAAGGTTGACCAGCGGGAACACTCCAAAGCTGAAAAAATGACCGAACGCCAATCAAAAGAGCGTGAAGAAGATTTCTTTTCCGTTATTGATTCCGGTGCTGAAAAGTACAAGGACTTTAACGAGGTGGCAAGGAAGACACCCGATGACGGTGGACCAACGATCAATGAGAATATGCTTGAAGCTATGATGGACTCTGAAAATGTTGTGGATATTGCATATTACCTTGGTCAGAACGTAGAAGAATCAGTCAGAATATCAAACCTTTCGCCCATTGGTACGGCGAGAGAGATAGGAAAAATTGAAGCTATGTTTTCTGGTGGTGGTAAAAAAATACTTCCTCAGAAAACCAAAACAAAAACTGTAACTCCGTCAAAGCCGATTGAGGGTAAAACCGCAACCGATGTTGACCTTAACGATTTGAGCATGGACGATTTCATGAAGACAAGGAACGCAGCTGACGGGGTTGGATAATAAAGGAAATTAAATCATGGCCAATGCTTTTAGTAATCCTACAGTGGTAGCCAAGGAAGCGCTTAGACACCTTAAAAACAATTGTGTCATGGGCCGACTTGTTCACCGTGGATATGAAGAAGAATTTAAAAAAAGACATAATGGATGGAATCAGGGCGATGCAATCACGGTAAACGCTCCGGTATATTTTCGTACTAAAACCGGCAGAACAGTTGATACCGTTGACCTGAAAAGACGTAAAACCACATATACAGTTGATCAGTGGAAGCACGTTGCATGGGCGCTTAATGCCGAAGAAATGACCCTTGATCTTGATAAATGGTCAAAGGATTATCTGGCTCCTGCAATGCAGGCGCTGGCTAATACAATCGATGTTGCATTACTTGGGCTTTATAAAGGCGTTCCCAATCAGGTTGGTACTCCTGGAACAACCCCAAGCACCTTTTATGTGTTTGCCCAGGCAAAAGCACGGATGACTGAAGAAGCCTGCCCACTTGATAACAGATATTGTGTTATTGAGGCCCAGGCTTGCGCTAAAATTGCCGATACATTGAAAGGCATATTCCAACAGGCAATCGTGACCGAAGCTATAAGGAAAGGCGAAATTACAAAGTCTTTCGCCGGGTTTGCAATGTATGAATCTCAGAACGTCAATACCCATACCGTTGGAACGTGGGCCGCTGTTGCCGATATTCAAAAAGATGGTGCAAGTTCTGAAGGGGATACAACCGTTGCGCTTAAATCAACCGGTGCAGCACAAACCGCTAATGTGGGTGATATCTTCACCTTTGCCACAGTCAACAGCGTTAATCCTGTTTCTGGCATGGCTACTGGTAGTTTGCGTCAATTCGTTGTAACCGAAGCGGCCAGCATGGACGGGTCGGGTGAGATTGCAGCATTAAAATGTATACCTGGTCAAGATGGGGTCCACTTGATTTATTCAAGTGCAGCCGCTGAAGAATGGCTACCGTACCAGACAGTGAATGATCTTCCAGCCGATAATGATAATGTGACGGTTGCTGGGTCCTCCGCTCTGGTTCATCCTGTTTCTTTGGCTTTCCATAAAGATGCTTTCGGGCTTTGCATGGTCCCAATTGAACAGCCTGCCTCCGTTGTTTGGGGTGCAAGCGAGGTTTATGATGGATACCAGATTTCAGTTATCCGTTATTTGACCGGATCAACACTGACCGAAACAATCCGCTTTGATGTTCTTTACGGTGTCAAAGTGCTTAATCCTTTCCTTGCATGTCGTATCGCCGGGTAAGAATTATTGATTAAGTTATTTTAATAAAAAATCCCTGGTCTTAACGGGCCAGGGTATTCAAAAGGAAATTGAAATGAAAAAGAAAAGAATTCCGGCAATAATTTTCAATGATGGTGACTATAAATATCCAAGCGGATTAAAGGTCACTGATGAAGACGAGCTTGATATAAAATTAAAATCAGGCGATTGGAATACAGGCCCGGTGGATAAATTGAAAAATCCAATCAAAAAGAAAAAATCTGCTGATGAAAAACGGGCCGAAATAAAAAGGCTTCAGGCTGAACTTGATAAATCTGATGTTGATGTTGTGAATGATGACCCTGATCCTCCAAAAAAAGAGCCGGAACCTGTAAAAGATAAAAAGACAACCCCTGGCAAAAAACCGTTGTCTCATATGAATATCACTGAACTCATGAAAGAGGGCAATGATATTGGGCTGACGATCAATGAAGACTGGACAAAAACCCAGTTATACACTGCAATCAGAAAGAAAAAGGGGTAAACAATGAGCGCTCCTCCTGCAAGGACAGTAAGGCAAATCATCCAGAAAGCATACCAGAAAATAGCTGTTTATGCCTCTGGTGAAACGATTGAGGCTGATGATATGAATGATGGCCTTCTGTCCTTCCAGGATATGATTGCAGAATGGGCCGGGGATGGAATGCTTATTCCAATCACAACACAGGAAAACTTTTCTCTTGTTTCCGGCCAATCGGTTTATACTATTGGAGAGAATGCCGGTCAGGATTTTGATACAG